ATCTCTGAGACTTCAGGATGCTCTAGAATAGGTTGCCACTTTTCTTGTAATTGTTCTGTCATAAACATAGTTAATTACCTTTTCTCCTATTTTGAGTTTAGTGGTTTGACCTTTGATACGAATTCTGCGTACTTTGCCATGGTAGGATCAACGACCTTATCAGTTGACTCAACAACTGTATCAGTCCATTCATCTTCACCTTCGGCAGCACTCTCGATCAAAGTGTCTTCGGTTTTCTCTGTTGGGAAATATGCTTCTTTGATTTCAGAGATTTTGCTAACAAAATCTTCTTTGTCTTGGAAGTCTACTTTTCCACTTAGAGAAAGTAATTTTTCTTTCTGTGCTTCAGATAAATCTGCACATGCTTCATTGACTACAGACTCTCTTTGGAATCCGTCAATCTCTTCTTGAAGTTTCATATTTCTTTCAACTTCAGAGTTTAACTTGTCTTCCATTTCATCAAGTCTATTTGCCAATTCGTCCATAACATCGTACTTCTCTTCTGGTACTTCAACATAGTGTTCTACGAACAATGCTTTTAGTCCTTCAATGAAGTTCTCTGTCATTTCTGATTTAAGACCTCTCTCAATTGCGAGTTCGTTTTCTTTAACCCACTCTTCTGCAACATATGAGAGATACTTATCAACTTGCTCGGAAAGTGCAGATTTGCTTTCTTCCACAGCAGTTTGATGTTCTTTTGAGTACTGTTCTGTAAGATCTTTTTTGATTTGATCAACTTTAACAGCAACAGCAGATTCGAAGATAGTTTGTGCTTTTGCTTTGTTCTCTTCATCTAAGTTTAGAGAGTTAGCAAGTGCTTCGACGTCTTCGTTGACTTCAACTTCTTTGATAGCATCTTCAAGTTCTTTTTGAACTTCTTCGTCCATCTCGTCTTCGTCTTCGTCCTCTTCCTCATCGTCAGAGTCGTCTTCTTTTTCTTCTTTCGCTTTTGCTTCGTTGATTATAAGATCGAATTGCTCAGCAACTGACTCTTCGTCAGCATACTTGAGATGTTCAGCGATTGCTCTTATGATTTCTGCTTTTGTAGACTCTTCCATGTCGTCTTCTTCGTCGTCATCTTGTTTGTCTACCATCTTATCATAAGATGCTTTAAGTTGTTCTTTATCCATGTCTTTGAACTTGTTGACCATTGCTTTAATCATTTCAACTTTAGAATAACCTTCTTCGATTGAATCTTCTTCAGTGTCAACATCTTCGCTAACTTTAGCAGCGACTTTGTCGCCACCATCTTGATCACCTTTTCTTTTTGGTGATTTTTTGTTATCAGATGCTTTTTTAACTGATGCTACTGCCTTGTCAACAGGATTTTCGTCTGGAGTTACAACTTCGCTTTTTCCTTTTTCTATCTTTTCAGCATCAGATGAACCTTGCTTGGGATGGACTTTGTCGCCCTTCTCAGCACCTTTCAACTGTGCATCTTGCTCTTCAAGATCAAGTTCGTTGTTTTTAATGTTCTCAGCCATTTTCGAATTTCTCCTATTATCTGAGTTTTCTATTACTCTTACCAAACTATTTATATGTTACAAACTTCTAACGAAGTCGCTCCATACTCGTAATTTGGCTTCTTCCAACTCAGATGATTTCGCAGATGATATTTCAGTTTTATACTGCTCTATCTTCTGTGCCTTTAGAATACCATTTTCCCAGATCCATTCTACACCTTCCATGATACCATTTACAAAGGCATCAGGTGCGGAAGGATCCGCCACGATATCAGCAGCAGTTGCTAACTGAAAATCGCCTTTTACATATTGGGCACCACCCTTCTCTTCTAGGGATCCTAGACCTCTAGATGATACTCCAAGTTTTGCACCATCGTCAATCAAGTTCTTAACAATAGAACCCATTGGGGTGCTTAAAATCTTTGCTTTACCCACAAAATTATTCCCATCTTCTTCTAATGAAGTAATGAGGTGAGATGCACGATCGAGGTTTATAGTTGGTCCTTGTGGATGACCTAACTCACCAAATGCACGATCTTGCTTTATAAAATCTTTAGTGTATCGTTTTACTTCTTCTCGTAAAACATTTTTTGGATAGACTCTACCATTTCTGTTTTTGATCTCAGATTGCATAAAGACTCCTTTTATATAGTAGTCTTTCTTACCATCTTCTCTTTCTTCTACTAAACAACCCAAGTCGTTAGTTGTAAATTCTGATATTAGTTTCATGTAACTAATCCCTCCATAGGATCTATTCCTTCTGCTTTCATTTGCTTAAAGAGTTTCACCAAATCTTTAACATTTGACTGTGCATCTTTAAGATCTTTATATGGACCAGTCTCCTGTCCATCAACAAAAACAAATATATCTTTACCCTTTTGTGTAAAGATTACATCATACACTTTTCCAACAATGCGTTCTTTATTAGACTTGAGTTTCTTATGACCTCTTGGCAGTTTAAATACTGCCTCGTCTAACACATTTTGGAAAGTGCTAAATTTATGCATCTTCTGCTGGTTCTGGTTGCTGATCAGTCCAACTTGTTGACATCTCTACTCGTTTGATATCAACTGCTTCCTTTGCCTTTGCCATCAGTGCAGATTTCAAATGTTCACCTGCCTGATTTAATTCACCTGCATCAATAGCATCTATTGCTAGTTTTACTGTATTGTCTGCCATCATTATCTCCTATTCTAATCCAAAGTTATCATCATCACCCTCTTCATCGGGTTCTTCTGCTTTCTCTGCTTCAATCTGCTTATCGATATCTTTAATATCATTATCAGATTGTAGAAGTACTCTCTTACGAATAAATTCTTTAGAGTAATACTTACCGACATATTCGTCGATTTCTCTTAGAGTATTTAACCTTTCTCTAAGAACTTCTGTTTCTTTAAGTTCTGTGAAGTGGTTGTCATCATTAAAGTTATATTGAATAAATTCTTTAATTTCTTCAAACTCTTCTTGTGATAAGATACCTTTCAATACACATTGTGTTTGTAAGATATCAGTAAACACACGACCAAACTTCTTACGAATTCGGTCTACAAACTTAGAGAACTTGACCTCATCTCTAGTTATCTCTGATGCACGACCTAAACTAAATCCTGTTTCGGATTCTAGTCTTGATACAGGGACATTCAAAGACTTGTACAGTTTCTTCTGGAAGTATTGGATATCTTCTATCTCAGATAGATTCTGTCCTCCAGGAAGAGTGGAAATTTCTGTACCTCTCCCACCTTCTCGACGTGGCAACCAAAAATCTTCAAGCATAGACATATGTCTGCGGTCATCTTTAATCTCTCCAGTATTTGCGTTGTAGACCAACTTATTTCTATACTTGGTCATTACATCGGCAAGATACTGTTCTGCCTTTGCTTTTGGTAAATTCCCTACATCGATGTAAAAGATTCTTCTTTCTGGTGCTCTGGT